GTGGACCAGTGTTTGTCCGTGTTCCACGTGAAGCAATTGAAGTGCTTTGTCGAGTGGCTATCAAGGGTGAGTATCCTGTGCATACACCACCTGATGATATGTTGCATGGTCATCAATTAGGTCCTCTGCATAAGAGATCTGCGTTCAGACATATGGACGCCTTGTTTGCAGAGGTCTATGGGACTCTGTTTAAGGCTAACGGGGATAAATATCCTCGTTCTAGTCCGAAACCTAGAGTGCATAAATCACCGTATTATGAGTTGATTGAAGATCATTACGGAGAACCTAAGTATGCGTTACCTGATTTTAAGAAACGCACTTATGTTGATGGCGAAAGCTCGTGGGCTGACCCAATGTTTGCAAACGTGCAACGGGCACTCGAGCCCTCTTTAGCTGTTTCCCAAACAGCTTTGGGCTATAGCGTTGATGCCTATTTGGATGGGGTCGATGTTGAAGCTGTCAAGGAGCATGCGATGCCACTTGACATGGCTGCTTCTATTAATGGCCTGGATGGCTATAAATTTATGAACACTCTCAACAAGACCACTTCAGCTGGCTTCCCAAATAGCGGTAGTAAGATGCAATTCTTAGAGCCAGTCTTGGATGAGAATGGAGCATTGACTGATAAGGTCCAACTCATTGAGAGTATGCAGAAGGAGTTTGATCTTATGGATGCTAAGGTCCGTAGTGGACGCTCTCTTGGTCCAGTTTTTAACGCTAGCCTCAAGACGGAGGAGGTTGTTACTCCCAAGAAGGTTGAGGCTGGGAAGTACAGAGTGTTTTTGGCCGGACCTATGCTGTTCACCATTTTGGTTCGCAAGTACTACCTTACTATGGTTCGGTTGTTCTGCCTTGATCCTGCTTTTTACGAATCTTATGTAGGTACTGATTTTTGTAGCCCGCAATGGGGCGAGCTACATTCTCGTATCACGCAAAAAGATCATTGTTTCGATGGTGACTTTTCTGCATTTGATCGTGCAGTCCCACGAGACTTCTTAGACGCAGCATTTCGTGTTCTTCTACGATTAGCGCACGTCTCAGGCAACTATAGTGAGAAGGACTTGGTTGCATGTCGAGTTATCGCCGGTGACATTATTCACTTTTATTGTAATATGAACGGCGACCTCGTGAGATTCGAGAAGGGTAACGCCTCTGGTCATCCCTTGACAACACTTATCAACGGTATTACCAATTCGCTGTTGATGAGATACGGTTATTACTGCACCTTTGGTAGAGTGCACGATTTCCGTGCTAATGTGGCATTAGCCACATTTGGTGATGATCAGATTGTTGGAGTAGATGATGTAGCTAAAGACTTCAACTTGATCACTCTGCAGGCTGAGTTTAAAAGCATTGGGGTTAATTATACCCCGGCTGATAAGCTCGCAGAGGCTCAACCTTTTTGTCCTCCCGACAAGCTACAATTTTTAAAGCGTAGCTTTGTGAAGCGTGGAGAGGATGTTTGGGGTCCTTTGGAGTATGACTCTATTTTGAAGAGTCTATACTTCACCAAGGAGACTTCTTTGTCTCCTTTGGATCACACCAAGGAGATCATTGAGAATACTCTTAATGAGATGGCTATCCATGGTGAGGAGCACTTCTTTAGACTCCGGAACTTAATTGTTGATAATTTATCGACATTTCACGAAAGCTTACAGCTTAGTGATGTCCCCGAGTACGAGAATGTGCTTAATGGGCTAACCCAGCGTGTCAAGGGCCATGTCTTTTTGCCTCTTGATGAGACTTACTTGACTGGTGACACACCATTCATGGCGTCTTCTGGCGTCGTCGATAGCTCTTCTCATGCAGCTAAGTCTGGCGACGACGCGCCATCCCAGATGGCCGATGGTGATACGGCAGAGACTTCGCAGCAATATGAGAACACCTATGATGACCATATGTTGGTCAATACTGGTGATGTTGTTAAGTTTTTGGATCAACAACCCGCTACTGGAGTAGGAGTAATGGGCGTGCAAGACAGTTCTGCTGACCAAGGTATTTTTATGGACGTTAGTCTTGACCAATTTTTGTCGCGACCAGTCCGTATCGCTAAGGTTGACTGGGCCCTCGGGTCCGGTCTGACCACGGATTTTTATCCTTGGCTCCTCTACCTTAACAATACAGCAGTAGCTGCTAAGTTGCAGAATTATGCTTTTCTGTCAGCTAATTTGCATGTCAAGTTGCTTGTTAACGCATCTAAGTTCCACTACGCTGCGGCGTATGTAAGTTACTTGCCTTTTGTGGTTAATACCCCCAACCACTATCCTTCGTTGGCTGTTTCTACCCGAGGTAGCCTTATGAAGGCTAGTCAGCTTATGAGGACTACACTCAAGATTGGTCATGGAAACACTTATACTATGTGTATTCCGTATCATTCTCAGTACGACAAGGAGACGCGCACAGCTACTGAGGATTATGGGGTGATCCAAATTAGGTCGATTTGTGACCTACAAGCGGCTAGTTCCGCGCCAGCGACAGATATCACGATCACTGTGTATGCGTGGTTAACCAACGTGAAGCTACAGGGTACTACGTACTCTGCTTCATCGGGTGTGGTAGACGCGCCTCCTGATGAGTATGGCTTGAATAATATAATTTCTAAGCCTGCTGGGATTATCGCACGTGCAGCTAATGTGTTGAGCGAAGTGCCTGTGCTTAATAAACCTATGAGTGTGGTGGCTGGTGCTGCTAGAACTATCGAGAGTGTTGCCAAGTTCTTTGGCCTCTCGAAACCTGCGGTTATGCATGATACCATGTACATGAAGCCTAAGATGTTTTCTGATATGGCTGTTGTACAAGGTGCCGAAACTGCAGCTCCTTTGAGTTTTGACCCCAAAGCCGCTGTTGCTATGGATCCAGCCATAGCTAGTCTTGAGACTATAGATGAGCTTACCATGCAGAACATGGCCGGTAAGATGTCCTACATAAACCAATATCAGTGGGACACTACTCAGAGTGAAGGAACTGTGTTGGGTTCCATTTATGTCACTCCTATGCTCGGAGAGTCTCAAGCCGTTACCAATGGAACACAATATGTTTTGCCCTCCATTAGTTACGCTGTTCTGCCCTTTCAATTTTGGTCAGGATCGATTAAGTATAAATTTACTTTTGTTGCTTCTTCCTACCATACAGGGCGGATCATTATCACTTATGATCCAGTCAGCGCGACCTCGTATGACACTAGCCTGTCTTCGTTGCGCCAAACATGGATTATTGATGTGAGCGAGACCACTGAGACGACTTTAATTGTCCCATGGAATAAGGGTGTAGCCTATCGAGAGATTGGGCGTAATCTTTCTGGTTCGGATTTTTATTCGAATGGTCAACTGCAAATTGTGGTTGACAATGAGTTGAGTACGCCTTCTGCCGCGTCTTATGTCACGATTTTCGTTGAGATGTGTGCGGGCAGTGACTTTGAGGTTTTCCAACCCAAAGTCATTGCACCTACGGATTTGACTTTTATCAACCCTTACCGACTCCAGTTGGGTCTGCCCGTAGCGTCATCAGCAACTGTATCTAACGAGAATCAATACTCGGAAGTTTACATGTTCGGCAGGGCTAAGTCTTCGGGTGAGATTAGCCAGAGGCGATCAGTGTATGTTGGTGAAGTTCAGTACACACTACGTGAGTACATGAAACGGTATGGGTATGTATTTACCCACACCATATCCACCAGCGGTGCTGTTTATCATAGATATACTCTTGAGTTTACTGATTTTCCAGCTTACATTGGTCCGCCACCTAGCGCGGCGGCAGCAAGGTCGTCAACTGGTGCTACCACAGCTTTCAACTATGGTAATAACAGCATTATGCAGTACTATGCTATGAGTTTTCTTGGGTATCGAGGTAGTATTCGCTACAAGATGGTACCCAATGTTAATTCTTCAGGACGACAAGGTACTTTCACGATTACTCGTGGTACCCCAGCTGTGAGTGTAAAGACTTCTTCTATAAGTGTCTTAGCGCTCAATAATGTTTCAGTCTCTGATTCATATACGATGGATGTGGCTTCCCGCGCTGTAGGCGGATTTGAAGGTACACAGTTGTATTTTGGCGAGGTGAACCCCTGTTTTGAGTTCACCATTCCGTATTATGATAATAAGCGTTATCGACTCCTAGATTTTGAGCGGATTATTGATCCCGACTTCAATTATAGGAACACGCTTAACATGACGGTCGCTTCTAGAGGCACCGCAGACTATCAACAGGCTAGTGTTGATGTCTGGGTGTCTCCTGGTGAAGATTTTAACTTCATCTGGTATTTGGGTTGTCCCATTTTATACCAACAAACCACTTGGCCGGCTCCGCCTGCTTAAAGTGGTAAACGTTTTTTGTACATAGTTAATATTTAGTCTATATGCAATTAGGCATGGTCGAATGCCTGAGAGATTTATTCTCTTTGCCCTTGAGTAGGGCTCGCACGATAGTGTACGGTTATACCGGAATTTTTCCCACTAGAGTGTGGGTTTCAAGGGTAACTTATCGACACCTTTTCGCGTTAAATAGAC